GAGGAGCGCCCCCAGCACACGCCCTATGGCTGGAGATTGATTGTCTGCTCCGGAGAAGAGCTTTGTGAAGAAATCACTCATGTTACAGCACCCTATACCAAGTGGTGTTAGAACCCCGGCAGATGAATTGAATGCCCGTGTTGATCGCCAGCGCGCCGTAATACTGAGGAGACGCCGTTCGAGTAGCGACATTTCCAAGATAAGGTGCGGGAATTTGAAGTGCCGCGACAGTTTGAGCGGTAGTGGGAGGGGTATATGGTTGCTGCGGAGGAAATTGCGCGGGACCGCCCGTGGGACCCGCCAAGGCGGGAAGGGCTGTTAATAGGAATAAGACGGCGATTAATCTTTTAAGCATATTAATTCCCAATTTGCGCCGAGGCGAGATTCCAAGAGGATTGCCAAGCCACGGCGTCAGGATCATAGAAACACTGGACCACGTACGTCCCGTCAGCAAGTCGAAGGGGCTGTGACCATTGCGCAGTGACGTCACCGGGCGGCAAATTAGCAAGCACCGTCTGCGCCTGCGCGTACATTTGGGCGTCGGCCAACGTGCTGAACTGTTGGAACGTTGCCTCGGTTGGGTCGGCCATGATCAGACTCCGCTGATGCCATAATAGGCTTCTTGGTTACGTTCAAGGGTTTGGCGGTCAATGGTGGAAAGCACAGAGGCAAAAAGAACCAAATCCGTGGCTTGGTGGTTTCCCGCGTCCGGAAACGTATTTGCCCCCAGTCTGAAGTTAGACGCGACGACCGCGCTACAAGTGTCTGTATTTGTGCCTTGCAAGGCCCCATTTAAATACGCTGTTGTTGTAAGCTGTGTGCCCGTAAAAGCTGACGGAGACGTTATAGTGACTACAGCACCGGATGATGTTGAAAATGTTGTGGAAGAATAATTTGTAGAGCTTCCAAAAACGATATGCGTAGCTAGGGGACTTGTTGCGCATGGATAAGGCGTATTTGTTGAACTTTGAACGATACAATTTCCGAAACCGTTTCCGTTTGCTTGTATTACTGAGCTAACAGTAGTTGCGGTGGTAAAAACGCTATAGCTGCCCGAATTAGTAAACCACGCAGCGTTTGACCCGTTAGCAAATTGAATGGACGGAAACGAGTTTATGGTTTTGATTGCGCCGGATACGACGATCTGCGGTTGGTTCACAGCGGTGGATTGAATTGCGTTGTTACCGTTACCGCTCTGGTCGTACCAAGTGGTGACAAAGCCGTTGTTGGCCCCCACAAACGCAAGCAACGCCGACGTGTCCAGAACGCCATTCACAAACCCGATATCTTGGGCCGCGTTGTCGCTCGATCTGCGCACGTTCATACACTTGCCGGTGTAGGCGGATCGGAGAAGGCGCGTGGAAAATGCGGCAGCGGACGACGCGGACAGTTTGTCTAGGATTGTAATGAACCCCGCAGGCGCCCCAGTAGGGCCAATAAAATTGCCCCTTTTTCTCAGCGGGCCGATAAGCTGAGTCGTCATTGGCTAAATCGATAACTCAACGTTCCAGATGTGTACGCGGTGATCGCAATGGCGTATTGAACGCCGGACTGAATATCCAGCAACACCTCAGACATTGTTCCCGTGAAAGATAGCGCCGATCCTTGGGAGGTGATGTTCACCCAAGTTGTTCCGCCGTCAGTGGAGCGCTGGATTACCCACGTGGCCACAAATGTGCCGGACACCACCAAATTAAATGATACCGGCGCAATAATGCTATTTGTGAAGTAGGGAACAAAAGGTGTTGATTGGCTCGTGCTGACGGAGTTAAGCGTTCCGGAAACCACGTTAGTTGTCATGGCTTAGCCCCCCACCGCCGAAATGCCAGCCTGAATGAACGTGGCTCGAACCGATCCAGTCCCCGCCGAGGCATTAAGCCTGATTGCCGCGACCGGATTTGTGATCGCCCCATCAGAAGATGTTGTGAGGTTCGCCGCGTTGGCATATGTGAGCCATGTCGGACTCGCCACAAAAATAGGATCGTCATATGTATACTGAACGCTATATGTGACCGTTCCCGTCACCACCGCACCCCAACCAATATTGAATGGGGTGTCATGGCGATTGGGAATCCAGACCGTTGAGTACGGGGAACTCGCCCCCGCACTCGCCGTTAGCACCACTGGCTTAGCCATGGATAATCTCCCCTAGCCGGGCCTTAGCCGACAACCCCATGCCAGTGACCGTTCGAGGCGCACCACAGAGAGGCCGTTTTGAGCGTGGTGACTGTCAGTGTCGAGGCGGCGGATGTTCCGCCCGTCTGAATGTCGTCCGTGCCGTTGCCATAGATGACCAGAGAGTTTGCAGTGGCGTTAGATATCTGAATGCTCAGGCCCGCCTTGGCCACAGGCAACGTCACACCCGCAGGCGTACCGGCGTTCGTGGTGACGCGGTTGATCTGCGTCGTAAGCTGATAGGCCGTGGCGGAGGTGGTGCCCGCAGCGCTAATCTGATCCGTGTAAGAGGCGGTTTCAATGTTTACGCCTGACGGGCTGAAGCCGGTTCCGATGCCGGTGACGTACCACTTACCAGCCCCCGCCGCAGAAGCGATCACCATGCTGTTCGGCATGAGTGTAATACCGGTTGAGCCTGTAGTGTCATTGAGGGTGTCAGTGCCAAGTGTGGAAGCATAAAGCTGCACACCAACCGAGCTATCGTTGATGATGGCGAGTTCAAGGCCAGCAACCGCCAGAGGAAGCTGCACGCCGTAAGCCGATCCAGCGGTCGCAGTTGCAATACGAGCGGTTTGTGTGGTGATGAGAGTGGCTGTTGCTTGGGTGGCCCCCGCAGCGGCCAGTGTGTTTGTCGCCGACTCCGTGAAGAAGGAGCCGGAATAGCCCACGCCGACTTCAGCCACCCACACGTTCGCCGCCGGACAAACGAAAATGGCAACCTCGTTGGGGACCAAGTTCACGCCAACCGATTGAGCATTACCATTGATCGTGGAGGCAGATTCAAATGGATAGGCGACAACCGCTGCGGCGGTCGTGTTCACAACCGTGATCTCAAGGCCCGGCTGCACAGCGGGGAGAATAACGCCGCCCGTACCCGAATTCACGTATGCGGTTTGTGTGGTGATGTTGGTTGTGCAAGTTGCGTAAGTCGTGCCAGTGGCGGCATATGCCGCATAGCCCTCCACGAAAAATGCATTCACGCCCGTGTTCGGGGTGAGCTTGGAGAGACCGTTCGGGTCATTACCAGCAATAAAGCCACCAGCCGAATAGACCGGACCAGTGAAGTGGATGTTGGACAAGCTATATTCCTTCCTAGCAAGATCGCCATACAGTCTGCTTAGGCGTCAATAGCGGGGCAACTATTGTCTGTATGGCTGGGTTATCCCCAGCAAAATAAAAAGGGCGGAGGAGAACCACGCTCACTCCGCCCTCTGCGGGGTATTTTGCATCCCGCGCACTGGCTAAGGCCATAATTAATTATTAGCACACTGGGGGGATTTAATTAAATCTAACCAATTTACTTATTGGGAGGTTGTAGCAATCCGCACTAACCTTCCAGCCATTCGATGGGTCAAGTGATCCTGCGGGAAGAAATTGAGCCTCGGCTTTGTATTCCTCTGGAGATATATATCCTAGTATGTATCCCTCAAACGGAACGCTCTCTCCCCGCCGCCGATGCGTGGAACAAAACACATATAGATCCGCACGCTGTTCGTAGTTATATGCCGACACCGAGCATTCATAATTAACAAGGGGAACTGACGTTCTGTCCTTAGTCTTCACCTCAAGGCGCTTACCCTCGTGAAGGATGTCGTAGTGATATGTGGGGCAAGATTCAGCGTCGGGAAATGCGGAGAGAATTAATTGCTCACCAAGGAATCCGGTGAGGTTCCCCGCGCCATGTCTGATAGAGTTTTTAAGCTCCCCAAGCTCATCCGCCTTTTGAGAGGCGATGGAAATCATTTTGGGAGTGATGAAGATTTTGATAAAGCCATCGGGGGTTATGAATGGTCCTTTAAGGGGTTCCAAATTCTTTTCCGCCGATTATTTTCCTCGGCTGTAATTATACGCAGGTTAGCCAATACGTGAAGACCGCTGACATACTTGCCCGCAAGGGGGATGATGTGGTCAACCTGATGTGGTATGCCCGTTGATTCGGATATGGCGCGACATTCATCGTACAAGGCTGCGATCTTATCGCGCTCTTCTTGTGTAAGCCACGCAGGAACAGCGCGCCTCACCCGCGCTCGCCGCATGGCCTTGTATGATGTTATAAGGCCGGGGTTTTCCTCGGCAAATTTTCTGTCCTGCTCACGCTTGCGGGTAGGGTTGCGCTTGGCCCACTCCCTTGTTCTTTCGCGAGATTTTTCCTGAACATCTTCACGAGAAAAATATGTTTCTTTTCTTTTTGAATAAGAATCCGGGTTTTCTGATTGCCATTTCCTAGATCTCTCAATATATGAATCTCTATTTTTTTCGTATTCTTTTCTTTTCCAAGCCTTATCGCGCTTGGCAATTTCTTCCGGAGTTGCGTTGGACCAATCATTCCGCTCTCGGTCAATTCGCCCGTATCTCCGCATGCGTATGTAGTGGGCGTTGCAATATCCGCCCTTGGCATATGGTTTTTCACACCCGTCAACGGAGCAAATTTTCATAGCTATTCCTTTGTAACTTAAGACCCCATCATAGCAAAAAAGAATGGGGGCCGTAAAGCCCCCACTCCAGTAGCCGGAAATACAACCTATTAGGTAGCCGGATTGGTCCCCCACAACCCTAGGGGATCCGAGATTCCGAAGCTATAGCGCTCCCTCGCCTTATAGAGGTAATTCGTAGTAACGAAATCCTCTTCATCAGACGTCTTAAGCGGAACGCGCTGGAAGTGCTTAGCGCCATCCGGAACATCGGTTTTAACAAACCATGTATAGTTACCCGTCAAGAAGTGATTGACGGCGTAACCTTCCGGAATAGTGTTCATCGCAACCATTGCGCTGATGTCGTTATCCGACGTACCAGTGCGATAGCGCGACTTAATCAGCCTCTCAGCCACGAACATGAGGTTCGGCGGAATGATCAGCTTCTTGGGCTTGGCTGCGATCAGGAGGTTGCGCTCATCGACCCACGCTGCAATCTGAATGGTCATGGCTTCAATAGCCGTCTCATTCAGGTCAACAGCAACAGAGGGAGTGTTCGAGTTGGTCAGACCGGACACCGTGGGGTGAGCCGTGTTGAACAACGTGACGCCATCGCCAGTGTTGTAGGTCGTGAAGCCGTTGTTAAGGATTGCAGCACCCTTAACGTCCTTGGTGTAAGCCATGGAACGTGCGAGGGCCTTGGTGTAGCGAGTGGAGAGGCTATCATAAAGATTGTCTTCCATAGCTTCTTCAGTGATGCTGAAACCCAGCGCGATGGTCTCGTGTGTATAACGAGCCGTCCACACTTCTTGCGCATTGTCGAAGCTGACGGACGAGCCTTCATTCTTCGTACGAGCAAGACCGAAGCCAGAGAGCTTTTGCTCTTCTTCAAAAGCGCGTTCCGAGCTTTCGACCTCGTAGATTTCTTTCCATTCTTCAGGATAACGTTCGTATTCGAGACCGAACAGTGCGTTCAAGCCCGGAACCAGTTCTTTAAGTAACTGGGCGCGTGAAATAGCCATTGGGGTTCCCCTTAGTTAGCTTTACGGAATTGATGGGAAGCCGCCTGAGCCACGACATACACATCCACGAAACCAGACCCGTTGACGTTGTCGGGAGTCTGAGCGACGTCAACAACCTTGAACGGAGCGGTAGTGGCCGTGGCCGTACCAACTGCGAGCTGGATGGTGGAGTCTTTTGTGACCGTGCTGTAGAGGGGAGAAGGCTGTGTGAACTGGAACGAGTTGCCCACGTTCGCGAGAGCGTCGAAATTCGCCACCGCCGCTTGGACTTGGAAAACCGCGTCCGGATCATCAACAACGTAGCCAACCATACCAGCGCTGTTCACATTGCCCGGATACCACTGATCCCATTGCGGCTGACCGTTTTGGGCGTTGATATACTGGCAACCTTGGAAAATGCCGACATAGGCATCACCGTTGGTGTTGAACGAGCCGTTGGTCGGAACCTGAAGGAAACCAGCGCCGCCAATCACAACCGCCGTACCACCGATGGTGCCGGAGATACCAGCCCCAGTGGGGAGGATGATGGTGAACACAGTACCGGCTGCGCCCGTGGCAAGAACCCACGTCGCATTAAGCGAGGTGATACCCGTGCCGTAGGTGCCGCCCGAAATACCCGTGACGGTCGTGCCGGTTGTGCCGGAGATCGTGACAGGCATACCGGCATAAAGACCCGACACCGCCGAGGCGAATGTGAGGGTGATTACAGTGCCGCTATACGTGATGGTGCAGGCGTTACCAGATGTATAGGTCGTGGAACCCGAAAGAACCACGGGAGAACCATACGGAATAACACCAGCGTAGTTTTGCTTGATGCGGTATTGGTTCGTGGGGAGAGCGCCGCCCACCACACGGTTACCAATCATACGCACCGGCTTAAACCCATAAGGGCTTGAGACAGTCGCCATTGATTATTTTCCTCTTTTAAAAGCAGACCGCCCCCTCAGGGGTTACTTAAGTCT